ACCAACTAAAGAAGCAATTGAAGAACAAACTGGAATGAGCTTAGACCCATTCTATGATGAGTTTGCACAAAATGGTTCTTTATCAGAAGAGAGTTATGAAAAACTAAATGAAACTGGTTTATCAAAAGAATTAGTAGATAGTTATATTGAAGGTCAAATGGCTTTGGCTGACCAGTCAGTATCTGAAATACAAAATTCAGTTGGTGGTGAACAACAATATAAAACAATAATACAATGGGCTTCTGAAAATTTAGCAGACAGTGAAATCAATACCTTCAACAAACAAATAGAAGAAGGAACTATTGATGAAGCTAAGTTTTCAATCAAAGCACTAGAGAGTAGATACAAACTAGCAAATGGTGTTGAACCTAATTTGGTTCAGGGCACAAAAGCTGGTGCTGGTGCTGACACGTTTCGTTCAGTTCAACAGGTGGTTGAAGCAATGAATGACCCTCGTTACGAAACTGACCCTGCTTACAGGGATGAAGTTGCAAGACGAATGAAAAACTCAGACATAATGTAGAGGTAATATGAAAGATATAAAATTATTTTGGGATGGCTTGTCTAAGAAATATAAAATCTTAGGTGTAGCTGTCGTAGTAATTATACTTATGATTATATTTGGAGCAATCTAATGCTCGGAGTTCTTGGTGCTGTTGCACCAATGGTAAAAACTTTATTTAGTACAATTGACAAAACTATAGATAACAAAGCTGAAGCTGAAAAAATAAAACAAAATATTCAGCAACAGCTTTTATCTGGTCAACTAAAAGAATTAGAAGCACAAGCTCAAATAATTACTGCTGAAGCTAAAGGAGGTTGGTTACAAAGAAACTGGAGACCACTTCTAATGTTAACTTTTGCAGGTCTTGTGGTTGCTCATTGGTTTGGGTTTACTGCACCTAACATTCCTGAGAGTGTACAAAACTCACTACTCAATATCGTACTTGTAGGTATGGGTGGTTATATTGTTGGACGTTCAGGAGAAAAAATCATGGATAAATATAAGGAGAAAAAATAATGGCTTATGGCAAGAAAATGAAAAATAAAAAATTAGCAAAGGCATATGGAGACCCTAAGAAAATTACTAGAGGTGACGTCATTGCAATGGCTAAAAAGAATAAATTAAAAATTAAAAAGAAAGTATGAAGAAGCTAACTAAACGTCAGCAAGATACTCTTAAAAAACATTCTAAACATCATTCCACAAAACATATGAAGGAGATGAAAGTTGCAATGACTAGAGACAAGAACAGACTTACGTTCAGTCAAGCACACAAACTAGCCATCAAAAAAGTTGGCACGTAATGTCTGTAGAAAAGAAACCTTTAAATAAAATTATAAGAGACCCAAAAGGTAATAAAAAATTTAAAGTTTTTGTAAAAGATAAAAGTACAAATAAAATTAAATTAATTAGATTTGGCGATAGGGGAATGAAAATTCGTTCTAATAATCCGAGTGCCAAAAAATCTTTTAATGCTAGGATGGGTGGCGTTCTGAAGAATGTAAAAGGTCAAAAGACTTTATCACCAGCTTACTGGTCCTTAAAAGCTTGGAACACGTAAATCACCATCTCTCATAAGAGAGGTGAAAGTTACAAACACAAACAAGAATTGCCTTATGCGTAAGAGAACTTTTCAATGAGTGATGAGTAACAGTTAACAATTAAACTTAAAGGAGTTTAAAATGGCTAATGCTACACCTTCGTTCTTAGGTAAAGCTAATAATTCAGGCGATGATAATGCCTTGTTTCTGAAATTATTTTCAGGAGAAGTATTAAGTGCTTTTGCTAGAGCGAATAAAATGTTGCCAATGACAACTGTTAGAACCATTGCTAATGGTAAATCAGCTACGTTTCCACTTGTTGGAACTGCTACTGCTGAGTATCATACACCTGGTGCAGAAATCACTGGTAACGTAATTAATGCCAATGAGAAAATCATTACAATTGATGATATGCTCATTGCACATTCTTTCATTAGTGAATTAGATGAGTTGAAAAATCATTATGATGTAAGACAAATCTATTCGAAAGAATTAGGGGAAGCCCTTGCGAGAAAAGTGGATGACCACCTTTTACAACTTGCAGTTCTTGGAGCTCGTTCTTCAGGTCTTGTAAGTGGAAGAAGTGGTGGGTCAGCAATCACTGACGCAGACGCAAACACTAACGCTTCATCATTGATAGATAGTATCTTTGAAGGAGCAGAAGATTTAGATAACAACTCAGTACCTGAAAACGATAGGTTCTGTGTCGTATCACCTGACATCTATTACAAAATTGTCAACAATGACAAAATTCTAAATAGAGACTTTGGTGGTGTGAACGGAGTTTATGCTGATGGTACAGTGCTAAAAGTTGCTGGAATTAACATTGTTAAATCTACTGCAACTGCAACAGCATTTACAGACTTATCTTCAGCTTCAACTACTGGTCACAATAATACTTACACTGGGGATTTCAGCAATACTGTTGCAGTTATCTTTCATAAAAGTTCTATTGGTTCAGTAAAACTTATGGACCTTAAAATGGACACTGAATACGATTTACGTAGAAGTGGAACTTTAATGGTTGGTAAGATGGCTATGGGCTCAGGTTTCTTAAGACCTGAAGCTATGGTCGAAATTAAAACATCATAACATTAAGGGGGATTTATTCCCCCTTTTTTTTCTTATGGCAGAAAATAGTACAACAGAATTAGAAGCAGTAAATACGTTACTTCATAGTATAGGTGAAGCGAGTGTAAACTCACTGACAAACTTACCTATTGATGGAACGCAAGCTAAAAATATTTTAACAGAAGTATCAAGAGAAGTTCAGTCAACTGGTTGGCACTTTAATAAGTTTTTTGATTTTGATTTAAGTAGAGATACTAATAATAAAATACCACTAGCCGATAACATTATGCGAGTAGATTTAGATACTACATTGTATCCACGCTCTACCCATGATGTAATTAAAAGAGGTGCTTTCTTATTTAATAAAGTTGGTAACACTTTTGTTTTTACTGACACACTAAAAGCATTGGTAACTTTGTTTTTACCTTTTAATGAACTACCAGAAAATGCAAGGCGTTATATAGTTCTACGTGCTTCAAGAATGTTTCAAGACAGAACTCTTGGTGCTGGTACTTTACATAACTTTCATATGCAAGATGAAGCTCAAGCACTTGCAAAACTAAAACAAGAAGAGATGGATACTGCTGACCACTCTATCTTTGACAGCCCTGATATAGCAATGACAATAACTAGAGGTCATAAAATTGTGTAATGGGATTAATAAATCATTCCATACCAAATTTAATTAATGGAGTTAGTCAACAGCCAGAAACTTTAAGACTTGGTTCACAAGGTGAAGTTCAAGAAAATGGTTTGTCTTCTGTTGTCGAAGGTTTACGTAAAAGACCACCAACAGATTTTATAAAAAGAATTACAACTGCTACTTATACAAATCCTTTTATTCATACTATTAATAGAGATGTAAACGAAAGATATGTAGTCATCATTACACAAAACGACATCAAAGTTTACGATATTGATGGTGTACAGAAAACAGTAGTAGATGGAGGTTCGTCAGGAACTTTTAATGGATATTTAAACGAAAGTAATCCTAAAGATAATTTTGAAGCTGTTACTGTTGCTGATTTTACTTTCATTGTTAATAAAAACAAAACTGTAGCTAAGAGTAATACTGTTAGTACAGCAAGACCTTTTGAAGCTATTTATTCTGTAACGCAGGGAGTTACTAATACTCAGTATGAACTTAAAATTAATGGTACAACTTATACATACACTACTGATAGCAGTTCAGCTAACTTTCAAACTCAAAACATTGCAACTCAAATATTTAATCAAATCAGTGGGCTTAGTGGATTTACTGTTACTAATCTTGGTTCAGACTTACACATATCTAACAGTTCAGACTTTACTATAAGTGCTGTAGATGGTTTTGGTAATCAAGCGTCACAAGTCATAAAAGATAAAACTACAAAGTTTTCTAACTTACCACCTAAAGCTGTTAATGGGATGATAGTAGAAATATCTGGTGATACAGATAATCAGTTTGATAATTACTATGTAGTATTTGAAAGTGACGGAAACGCAGACGAAGGTGTATGGAGGGAAACAGTTAAGTCTGGTCTTAAAAATTCTTTAGACGTAAGTACAATGCCACACTTACTTATAAGAACAGCAGATGGAAATTTTAGATTTGCACCAGCAGATGGTTCTACATACACAGTAAGTGGCACACAATTTGATGTTCAAGAATATGGACCAAGAGTTGCAGGTGATTTAGAAAGTGCACCTGACCCTTCTTTTGTTGGAAGAAAAATAAATGACATATTCTTTTTTAGAAATCGTTTAGGATTTATTTCTGATGAAGAAGTTAATATGTCTAGAGCAGGAGAGTTTTTTAAATTTTATCCTGAAACAGTTACAACGATTTTAGATACTGACCCTATAGACTTAAGTGTATCACATACAAAAGTTTCTATTTTGCGTCATGCAATACCTTACAATGAAGAGTTACTTTTATTTAGTGACCAGTCACAGTTTATTTTAAAAGGTGGTAACACGCTTACACCTAGTAATGTTAATGTAAACGTAACAACTGAGTACGAAGCTTCTCTTACAACAAAACCAGTAGGTTCTGGACGTTCAGTCTTCTTTACTTTTTCTAAAGGTAATTTTACTGGTGTTAGAGAGTTCTTTACAAACATTGATGGCGAAGTAAACGAAGCAGACGATATAACTGGTGCTATTCCTAAATATATTCCAAAGAATGTTTTTAAGATGGCAATTGCTACAAACGAAAACATTCTTGCAGTTTTATCTTCTGAGGACCAACATAAATTATACATTTATCAATGGTACGAAAGCAATAATCAAAAAGTTCAACAAGCTTGGCATAAATGGATTTATGGTGGTTCAGCTAATACAACTGTTCTCAATATGGATTTTATTGAGACTACATTATTTTTATTAGTACAAAGAACAGACGGAGTTCATTTACTTTCTATAGACACTTCTCCTAATCCTACAGACACTGGTGCTACTTATCTTACACACCTTGATATGAAGGTTAATGAAAGTACAAGTGGTCTAACAAAATCTTTTAACTCAGGTAATAACCAAACTACTATTACCTTACCCTATACAAAATATAATGACATGCAGGTAGTAACAAGGAATGTTTCAGGTTCTACTACTATTGCAGGTCAAATCATTCCCATAGTTTCTTCTAGTACAAACCAACTTGTAGTTAGTGGAGACCACACTGCTACAAAATTCTTTATTGGTGAGAAGTATGGTTTTAAATATCAGTTCTCTCAACAATTTGTAAGACTTACAGGTGGTGGTTCTCGAACTGCAATTAAAGAAGGAAGACTACAAATAAGAAACTGGACAGTCTCTTTTGATAATACTGGTTTCTTTAAGG